CTTCCAGTTCGAGCGGACGGCTCTTATACCATCCTCCAGTCTCAATATCAATTTCTCTACATAGAGACGCGACTTCATTTGGGGTTATTGGATAACCGCGTCTCATTGCGTTAGAAGAAATGTTAACCATTATTTTATACATTTGCGTGTACCACCCAGAATTATGTAGGTTTCGATAATCATTAACCATGTTTTTATTTACAAACGGGCAGTCATGATATGATTTCCACGTGTAAGAAATGTTTGTGAGCGACTCGCGTCGGTGTTGTAACACCTTTAAGCGAATGCTTTCTGGTAACTTATCAATAAATGACGTCGCAGATTCTCTTGCTGTATATTCGTGTTTTGCCATTACGGCATATGGATCTAATAACGGCGCATCACGATTGCTAAAGATAAACTTTTTAGAGCCGGGATAATTAGCTGGAACATAATACATTCTGCTAAGATCTTTTGTTTGTGGATCTCCCAATGAATTATATTCTTTATTTAATGCATACCATAAATGTCGTATATGATCTGCTGACACTTCGCACGTTAGTGGAAGTACAACTCTAAATTTAGGATGCTCGTCAGTTGAACTTGCAGAACTATAACATGTATATCTTACATCTCTAAAGATTGCTAGTGTATCCATCCAATGACCTTCATACGTGTCAACGTCGAGAGCAGCCCAGCCTCCCCATGAAATTACATTAGAGTTTTTACGGGTCTCTCCAGATTTAAATATTGCGGGAGAAATTAGAGCAGAGCCCTGTTTGAATTCTCCCTTTTTTGGTTTATAGCCAGGCTGTTCGCTAAGTTTATACAACAACTGTTCAAATGCATCTACCGAATTAAACGTCATTTGTCGGTGTGTCTTGTTATCAAATATTGATTTGAATATTGTAAGACTGTATTGCATAATTTATAACCCGGATAGTTTACCGTGATTCCCAATATGAGAAGGCGCGATCCATCCGGCGGGTTTTACGAGATCGGGCAAGTTTAGTGGATTTGGTCTAGATTCTTTTATTCCAATTTGCTTTGTCATATTCGCTTCCTGGACTCGATCCCATGCTGCATAGGCGTTTACACCAAACGCGTCAAGTGTCCCAATAGCAACTACGCATAGATCAATTAGGCCGTCAACTACTTCTTCGGCGTCAATCGGCGATTGNCGCGCCGCTGCCTTTGTTTCGTTTAATTCTTCATCTAAAAAGCTTAAACGAAATTCAAGGAATTTTTGAAGCTTTTCTGCGTCGAAGCTTTTTACGCAGTCGTGCACTCCGTATTTTGCGTGCATAGTGTATATGTCTTTTACCCAATTTGTGCTCATATTGTATATATCTGTTTTTATGCGAAAAAATCTTCAAGGCTCGCANCTGGAATTGCTTTCCAATGTACTGCGTTAAGTACAAGTTGGAGCGGGTCAGAAAATGTTTTACTAAATAATAAATCACGATCAACCCAGCGGTGAAGTTCAAATTCTGTCGGCAACACGTCAATAAATCCAATTACGTTTTCACGCGTGGGATTGCCCTTTCGCAAATAGATATATTTGATTTTATCGCCTCCCCTAATAAGACGATATTGCTGCGTTAGGTTGAGTTGTTTAATTAGCGTGTTGTACATAATTGATGCACGACTATTAATTGGTGTTCCGCTTTTATAAGGAACCTTTGCGCCGTTTACACCAACCTTTTGTGTCCACTTTATAATGTCTGACACTCCTCGCGGAAATGCCATTTTTTCAATTGGGTGCAGATCAAACTCCTCGCGAAACTTTGAAACTTCATCTTGAATGGCAGACTCTGAACTTGTAACTAGAATTTTAAAAATCTTTTTAAACTCATCTCGGCAAATTTTAGGAGTGCTGCTCTTGATTGCTTCGATTCCTTTCATGACAATCTTTGGTTCAGAATATTTTACACCTTCGCTGCTAAGAACATTTAGAATATATCGTTTCTTAGCGGTAAATATTGCAACACTGCTAATCTTTTCGACTTTCATAACCATCGTGTTTTTATAAGAGTTTGTCTTGCGCGACATATTTTCATAAGCAGCTCTAATCACTGGTTCAAGCGCCTCTTTACCAAACTTAATTAGAAACTCGTGCGGGTCTTTCGGTGCGCACTTTTGTATAACATCCGATAGGTTAATATAAATTGAGTCTGTNTCAGATGCAATAATTCGGTCTTTGGGGGAGACGTCAATCAACGCATTCGACAAATAGTCATTTACTGCGTTTTCCGCGGTATGAATAGCAAGTTGACCAGTTAGGGTAATGCCCTCCGCAATATCCAAGTTAAAATACCGGAAATATTGGTTTGCGGCAGCTCCATAAAGACTGTTAAGAAGAATTTTTAAACACATTTGACGGTTGCTAGCGCGGTCAATTTCGATTTGAAGTGTGTGATANCGNTGTGAGTTTTTATCAGTGGTCTCTGCTTCTTGCTCATAATCAAGCATTTGACGCTTGATTAAAACACGCTGGTTGTATAACTCTTCAATAATTTCAGGAAGAATGCCCTGTTTATCACGTCGAAAGCACGCGCCGTTTGCCGCAACTGCTAGGTTGTCTGATGGCGCCCAAACCTTTTCAGATTCTAGAATCTTATCTTCGCCAAAGTGTTGGAGTTCTGGAACTTTCATATGAGGAACAATTGTCTCGGGGCTCATATTGTATTGTATAATAAGATTTGGATAGAGACTATTAAGGTCAAAGCTCATAACCCATTCATGCCGGCCAATGTGTGGTTCCTTAACAAATCCGCCCGCATAGTCGGTTTTAAACGAACGCGAGTTTGGTGGAATTGCGATTTTACGACTGTGCAGCTTGCGAAATATAATGCTGTCCCAGATTGCAACCGTGCCAAGCGTGTCGGAATAATTTACGCCGCCAAAATACGCAAGAGTAAAGGCAAGAGTAATAAGGCCCAGCTTTGCTTCTAGTCGTTCAATAAGTTCAATATCGACAATATTATAATCGATAAACTTTTGATAGTTCTTGTCATACAGCTCTGTGAGTGTGCCGTATTCGCTATAGTCAATTTTGTTTTGACCAAGCACAACTTCAGCAATAAAGTCAAGGCGATATGACTCTTGGGCGCCATATGTATTTGCGGCAAACTTTTTGAAAAGATCGAGATAATCTAGTTGCTGAATGCCATACACGTTGTAAAGATAGTTTTCTTTACCTTTAATCACTACGGCTTTTTGTTCAACATAATTCCACGGAGACAGACGCTTTGCATAGTCTTGACCGAGTACACGCGAGATTCGATTAACCATATATGGAATATCAAACAATCGAACGTTCCAACCAGTAATAACATCTGGCACGTTTAGCGGGTCAGACCACCATTGTATAAAGTCTAAAAGCAATTCGGCTTCTGTATCAAACTGCTTAAATTGCTTTTTAAGATGCGGTACAGATGATTGCGAAGGGTCATAGTGTTTTAACCCCCAAACAATATAATGATCAAGTCTGCTACTCTTTAATCCAATTGCTGTAATTTCTTGATCAGCAACTGAAGGCTCGGGAAAACCATTGTCGGACTTACACTCAATATCAAGAGATACCACATCGATTTTTTTAGGGTTGTACTTAATTTCGTTTGGAAACTCTGCCTGAATAAACGCAGGTATATGACGGTCATTTCCATAAATTTTAAAGCTGTCTATTTCTTCATAGCTTTTAGTAAATGCGCGACATTCAGACATGCTATCAAACCGCATTGGCTCGAGAGGCAAGCCGTCAAGTGAACGCCATTTTGCATTCGCGTCTTTGCTTTCGAGATACATAACTGGCCGGAACCGGTATGTAGTATAGATTTTTTGTCCGTCTTCGTCATACCCCCGGTATAAGAGAGTATTCATTTTTCTTTCAATGCACGTGTAAAAGCCCTTAATCATGTAAGAACATTATAACACAAACTGGCGAAGATGTACACTACAATCTTCGCCAGTTTAATTTATAGTTTTATTACGCGGGTTATATATTCTCAGGCGCAGTAAATTCCTTAAAGGAAAGTAGCTTTCTACTGGAAATTATTTCAAAGAAAGTCTTTGCTGCTTCCGAGTTTAATTTTTTATAGTCAAACGAGACTTCGCTGTATATAGGGCGATAATGTAGAGTACATTCTTTTGGCACGAGCAGCAGTTGACCAGTGGTTACCATATCAGCTTTTTTAATATCGCCGGTACGTATAGGATTCATAAACTTATCTTTATGTGGCTTTTGCGACATTGCCTCGAGAAACTCGTAGGGGTCACGTATGTCATGGTCTCGTAAATAGTTATTTACGATTTCCCAACGAACCTCAGAACTTTTGCGAGCCGCAACAAGATGAGCGTCTGTTGCCTTTTTGCTATAACCAAGTATTGGCATATCAATGCCGTGGTTTGTGCGAACGCAATGATCATCTGCTTTAAGAATCTCCTTTAACTTATAAACATAGTCACGCGGTTTTTCAGTTGTGGCATCTTCCTTTTTTATAGTAAACCCACCTTCAATTAAATAACATATTTTTGAGTTAAAGACAAAGGTTGCACCGGCAAGCTTTTTTTCAATTAGATAGTCAGCAGCTTCCTTTGGCGTTTTATATAGAAGAGCGTTTCGAATAGCGAGTCCGTCGGGAGAGACTATAGCTTTTTTCTTTTTTTGCGAGGACTTGCTGAGTATTTTATCTCCCTCTTTTTCNTCGCTCTTAACGCTAAACGATGCCGATAGTATGGATAGCCCATATTCGTTTACGCCTTCTGTCCAGCGTGTGGTCTGATCATCAATAAAGAGGCGTTGAATGTCATTGCGGTTTGAGTTTATTACCTTAATTGACGTTGAATAGTTGCGATCTCTATTTTTCGCACCTATCCAACCATACTCTTTAACGTACTTTACGGCTACTACACACATATACAGATAATTGCTATATTGTTATTTATACACAGAGACCTTTCACGCTTTCTTTTTAACGTTTCCAATGCTGTATTTACAGCGCAAATCCCATTGGGATTTATCACGATGAGAAATAATTTTTATTTGCTTNAGTGATGAAACGTCAGTGACGTCTGGNCNTGCCACAATTGTAAGCAGCCCCCAGTCGGAAAGCAATATAGCAATTGTGTTTCGTCGGCAGCGATCGTCAAACATAAAGGTAGACGGTTTTCCGTCTAGCATAAAGAGCTCTTTAAAGTGTACTATAAAATACCGCCCCTGCTTATGTAGTATATGACAACTCTGATAAAGTACATTGCCCTCTCGTTTAGATGACACACCAATACGAGTTAGGGTTTCTTTAATTTTTAAAAAATCATCAGGATCACCCAGATATACCTCAAGCATATCTGTAGGTGACCACTCAACAATGTCAGTCGGGGAAAGTGGCGCATTCATAGCAATATACTATATTTATAATATATTGCATTTACATTGCTTATTTTTTACGACTACGCCGCGCAGCTTTATTCTTGAGTCGACGTTTTTCGACTCTTTTTGGAGACAAGTTCTTCTTGCCTACACTTGTTCTAAACCCTCGTGCCATCATTCGACGTAAGACCTTGGCAGGGTCAATTGTCAAGTGTTGACCTGGCTCGGGCTCGACNACAGCGGGTATTTCTTCCAATATTTCCGCCTCGATTATATTATTTTTTTGATTTTCCGCCAGTGTCATATTTTTGTTTTAATTTGTTTAAATGTTCAGGCGAAAATAGTTCAACGACCTGTCGCGCCTTATCTGAACTGTAATTGTATTCGGCCATTATGTGAGTTATAGAGTTAGAATCATCTGCACGCTTTAACCATTTGCTAAAGCGTTTTCGAGGACGTATTGCATTTTTTAGAAAGTCATATTGCATTTTTGCTGGCAATATATGATACCGGTTCATTTCATTTGCAAATATTGCGCTATCACTGAAATATGATAGCCCACGATTAACCATAAATGATACATAAGCGCGGTCAGGACTAGCCGGATCTGGCANCGAGNCGCTGCTGTCCGCAGTACAATTTTGCAAAAGATTGGCGCCGCCAGCACCAGAGTTGATGCTATTGATAAAATCAAATGGAGATAGCTTTTTTAGTTCTTTTTCCATTCAACGCTTCCCATAAGTTCTGTCATACATGCAACCATATTAATTTCTTTATCGGCGACAAATGCTGCTTTATAGCTATAGTCCGCGAGTATTAAGACCGCATTTGGTATTGATGCTTGCGACACAACATCATATATGCTATCATAAATCTTTCGAAATACGACAGAGGAATCCAGGCTGCTGTTATTTACTACCCACGCTCTCATTGCTTTAAAATCCTTGAGACGTAATGTATTTGCAAGTTCGGCGATGCTTTGATCGCTGAGGCCTACAAGTATTGCGCTTGGGATTTCTCCGCTCGCGCTATGTTTTTGACATTCATTGAGCACTCGTCGCCAATCCGGGGCATGCCGAATAATAAGCTCTGCCAATGTCTGGTCATGAGCCGTTACGTTTTCAGTTTTTAAGATAAACTTTAGTCTCTTTAGAAAATCACCCGCGAGTGCGGCGAGCACTTTTTTAGGAGTGTTAAACTCTATGACTGAACACCGACTGTGTAACGGCTCAATGATTCGATTTTTAAAATTACATGTAAGAATAAACCGACAATTGTTGCTAAACTCTTCAATAAACCCGCGTAGCGCAGGCATAGTACTTTGCGGATTTAAATAATCCGCTTCGTCAAGAATAACAACTTTGTATCCACCCGAGAGAGACACAGTAGAAGCAAACTGTTTAATTTTATTACGCAACACATCAATGCCACTCTCTTCAGAGCCGTTGATTAAAATATAATCAAGGTTTAGCATATTACACATCGCTTTTGCGACTGTAGTTTTTCCTAAACCAGCCGTTCCCGAAAGCATTAGGTTGGGCAGCTGCCCTCCCGCCACAAGCTCATTGAGAGTCTTTTTAAGATCGGGCGGAAGAATACAATCATCAATTGTTTGTGGACGATATTTTTCACACCACAACCATTCGTTTTCGTCAATTTTCATAATGCTATCTTATACCAAAGTGATTTGCTTGTACACACTTTTAATCTCGTCCACTTCGTGCTCAAACTGAGTGGCGTTTTTTGTCCGGCCAAACGCCGTATTATGGTATAGTTTAGCAACCTTGCGAATTAGCGGTTTTGGCAAATTAAACGCGTCAGCCGCGGCGTTTATAATTTCTCTAACTTGGTCTCGAGCCTCTTCCATTTTATATAATTCTGTGGAAATCTCGCGCATTAGAGCGAGTAGCTCGGTTTTAGTTTTAG